ACTAGTTCTAGTCTCAATCAATTTACGAAAAGCGTACTTAATATCTAACTCATGCTGTAGGTCTTGAATGTCTTGACTGTCAGCAATCTGTGCCTTTACCAAAGCAACACGGTCACCCTTAGCCCCAGTCCAGTGCTTTAGCATTGCCTTAGCCTCTGCGTTATCCAGGTTGCGCTGTGCCTCACGCTCATTAATAATGGCAATGGCTTGAGCACCGGCAAGGTGATCATTCCATTGAGTAAACTGCACGAATAGATCCATAAGACCTTCGTCGTCTAACTCTGTGATATCACGAGGCAACATAGGAATGTCTACCTCTGGCTTAGGCGTTAATGAGAACCCAAGTTCGTTTACTGCTGCAAGAACATCTCTACTGATACTCACTTTGCCTCCTGAAATGGTGCACAACGCTTACATCCGGTAGCAGGATCAATACTGCACATAGGTGGTCGTTTGTTTTCTGCTGCCCATGCTATATCCAAAGCTTTATCAAAGATCTCTTTGGTAAACTCTGGGTTGTAAGCTACGACAAATTCTTTGTAGTCTTGGTTGGCTTTAAGTTCATAGATAAATACAATCTCTTTAGGAGCAATCTCAAGTAGACCTTCTTCAACCATCAAGTGGCAAAGATGTAGGTATACCTGGCCCTGAAGCTGGTGCATACGGAAAGGAGTCTTAACTTGCTTCCAAGCCTGCTCGATATCTCCGTTAGCTTGCTGTAGAATTGCAGGTGCTTCAAAGCGTAGAGTTCCTGAGCCAATAGATTTAATCTCAATAAGGCAATCATCGCCTAAACCCTTGATCCAACCATCAGCGTGTCCACGCATCATATGCTTATCGCTACGTAGTGGTACTTCTTTGTAACCAACGCTCTTGTGAATATCTGTAGACAACCCCCAAGAATTACCGGTTTTGTCTCCCCACATACCGTAGAGAACGCCCATCTCTTTAAACCAGTTCTGCCACTTAGCGTGGATGGTATGTCCTTCTTCAAAGATAGAAGCAAGGCGAGCTGTGGTCTTATCACGTGTCTCTGTATAGTTACCTGTTACGGCGTGGTACTGTGCTAACGCACACCAATCTTCTTTAATAATATCTGATGGATGAATGTAACTCATGTCACGTTCATCAAACGGCTTTGACAGCACGTGGCGTTCTACTGCGCCCATAAGACGAGTTTCTCTCTTACTCGTATTAAGGAATGCTTTTAAATCTTTGCTGGCTATTGTCTTAGGTTTTGCCATACTTTCTGCCCTCTTTCTCCAACCACTCAGTAAGAGTGAGCCCCTGCTTCTCGTACTTGCGTTGAGCTGCGTTACGTTCTCTGTGTGACATACCACCAAAGATTCCATGTAGCTCATTATTCATTATAGCCTCCTTTAGACACTCTTGTCTAACCGGGCACTCTGGCTTGCCATCTGTACCCCAACAGATAGCTTTAGCCCTATCAGCTATAGGTTTATATAAAGCTTTGTCTCGTGGTGGAAAAAATATCTCTGTATCTTCTCCTCGACACTTCGCTTGATATCTCCAAGTCCAGCTGGGGTCATCGCTGTAACGCACTATTCACCTCTTATTGAATTACGTAATTCAAAGAAATCCTCCTCTAAAAGAACGACGTAATTCTCACCATCAAGGTGAAGCCCTAGAACCGGAGTACGGCTATCTAGTATTGCTTCCTTTGTAATCTTTTGAAGTATCTCTGACTTAATAGTCACAGACTTCTTCCCGGTCCACTTGTGTTCGATAAGAAGATCGTCACTTCTGACATCTCCTTTACGAGACCAAAATGCACCAGAGGCGGCACTGCGCTTACCACCTGCTATTTTTTCCAAACGTTTTTCATGCTTTAAAGATTGTTTCTGTCCTTCACTCTTCATCGTTTGCTTCGATCATAAGAACTGGGCTTGACTTTAGTGTGTCCATTACAGCACGACTAATCTCATCCCTCAATTCTACCTCTTCACGAAGAGAATCGATCAACGCTTGAGCACCTTGCCACTTACGTTCGCCGTAGTACATCCAACCACCACGACGATCTACAATACCATTAAGAATAGATAATGCCACAATCTCTTTGCCGGTGTCAAATCCACCTGCATCAATTGCACCACCATCTGCAAAATAGAAATCTAGATACGCGGTTTGCTGTGGTGGGAAGGTCTTGTTCTTAATGGTTCTAACACGGATAGTTTGTCCAACACGGCGCTTATCCTGGCCAGTTCCGACCTCCAACCAGTCATCACGTTTAACTTCTGCTCTAATACTGTAGGCATAGTCTTTTCCAAGACCACCTGGGGTGGTACGTGGGTCTCCATGCATTACTCCAATTTTCATTCTATATTGATTAATCATAATTCCTAGTACTGGACGCTCTGCTTCTACTAGGTCACGCTTTGTAGCTGACGCTACTTTTCTGAAGAATTTGTTCGTGATGAGGGCTCCACGTCCCACAGTGAATTCTTCCATGTGTTTTTCGTCTTCCGCTGAAGGAACGAGAGCGGGGAGAGAATCAACAACAACCATGTCAACAGCCTTACTTTCCATGAATTGGATAACCGCATCGAAAGCATCCTCCATACTATTAGTTTCTACAAGAATAACACGTTGGGTATCTACGCCACAAAGCTCGGCATACTTTGCATCAAAGGCTTCAGCAGCAATCCATACTGCCGTGAATTCAGGATTTAGTTTTTGATTAGCACCAATAGTCTTAAGAGCTAACGCTGTCTTACCATGTGAGGCTTCGCCAACTAACTCTACCCAGTGATTCATAGGCCAACCGCCACCAAGCACAACGTCAAGTGTTAGAGATCCCGTAGTAATACGCTCCGCTAGGCGGACCTTATCCGCAGTGACAACTGTACCTGCACCAAGCTTCTTGTTGATGTTTGCTACAACCTTAAGTGCTTCTGAATTAATAACGGCCATTACTCTAGTCTCCCTATGATTGTTGTTGGATTAAATCCGCCATTTTGTCCTACTTGTTTTGATGCTACTACAGGACCACTACCGGTACCGGTTCCAGATAAACCAGAACCTTGTTGAACAATAGGATACCCACAGTCGTAGCAACGCATGCGTCCACCACCGGGTGAAGACATATAATTTCCTGAGTAGCATGCAGGACAACGATCAGAAGCCCGTGCACTTTGTGCTTTAGTTACTAGCTGATCTTGATTATGATCATAACTTACCTGGGTGTTAGGTGCACCAGGTGTTGCCCGGTATACATTTCCTTGTGGAGGAGCTGTTGCCGGAGTAGGTGTAGAGTTTGGAGTCCCACCTAATTTATTAGCCCACCAATTACTACTCATCATCCACCGCCAATGACTTGATTAGTCCTAGATTAAATAAAGTTGATACACAGGATATAGAAGAAGATAGGGCAACTAATCTAAATAACTTTGTTAGTTGTTGAAGATCTTCTATACCAAGTTTTCCTAATTCTCCGTAATCTTCTTCTTCGTCTTCGATCATGTACGCTGAGGCAGCGATCTTTGCTGCGATGTCTGCGTGAGAGTCTATAAACGGAATCAAAATTGCAAACTTCTCTAAGCGCTTTTGACTTTCACGCTCTTCCATTTCAGCCACGTCATCAGAGATTGGTGGCAAGCCCATGATGTTAGCGATCTCTTCTGCTGGCATAAGCATAGTGTCGTAGATTACCTGACGAATTAAAACTGGCAGCGGAAGATGATTAATCTCTAGACGCTTTACCTTACGTTTCTTTTTCCAGAACACTATTTGGCTTCTCCCCATCGCTGTACAATTTTTACATCTGCGATCATAGGGATGTTAAGAGCTTTAATACCTTCCATAGCCTCACGAATAGCTGATGCTGTTTCCTCAGCTAAATGATCTGGGGTAACAGTTACCAATTCATCGTGAATAGTCAGGATCAAACTTGACTCATCCGGGATCAACTTATGTGCCCTAATCATAGCAAGCTTAATCAAATCTGCCGAAGAACCCTGGATAACTGTGTTAAAAGCCTGGCGTTCAGCCCTGGAACGTTGCCACATGACACTAGATCGTAAGTCTGGAATATACCTACGACGATTTAGATAGGTCAGGGCGTAAGGTACTGGCCCACGTCTACGGCTATCAGCAATAACCTGCTTCTTGTACTTGGCCACTGATGGGAACTTAGCCATGAAAGCATCTAGCAAGTTGCGGGCTTCATTAACAGATACGCCAATTGAATCGGCAATCTTATCCGGCCCAACGCCATACATCATTGCAAGTACCAATGTCTTGGCTGCACTGCGATTTACACCAACCGTGTTGCCAATTGTGGTATAGATATCTTCTTCGTTAATATATGCGTTGCACATAATTCTATCACCACTAAATGATGCAAGAACACGTGGCTCAATCTGTGAGTAGTCGGCTACAACAAGCTTGCTACCCTCCGGGGCAACAAAGAGATTACGAATAGCCTTACCGTTATCAGAAGATGCATTCGGCACATTCTGTAGATTAGGGTTACGACTAGAGAAACGACCAGTCTCTGCACCGTACTGAATAAAATCTGTGTGGATTCTACCATTGAGTAGTAAACTCTTTTTTGCTACAGTCTTAGACTTACCAAGAAGCGTACGAGTTATATCTCCGCCCATGTAAGGTATGACGTAAGTGGTTAACAACTTATTAAGGTCAGAGTAGTTTAACATCTGGTCTACTAGATCATCTTTGCCAGCAAACATCTTTAGCGCAGGCTCTGCAACTGAGAAGTCAGCGACGCTAGACTCTGCCCCGGCTTCCATACGCTTTTCTCCTGCAGGTGTTAAAACTTTTGGCCTAAGACCTCTGCCACCCTCTGCCTTCTTAGCAAATAGGATTCTCTGCTTTTCAGGAACGCTGTTGATGTTAAATGCTTTGCCAGCCAACTTATAGATGTTAGCCTTGGTGGTCTCTAACTGGAGCTCTAAGTTAACCTTGAGCTTACCTAACTCGTTAACATCAATGTCCGCACCACGTAGTTCCATAGTGCAGATAACCTCAAGAACATCCATCTCCAGATTAAATAAACCACGGAGACTATCTGTGTCTAACTTTTCTGCATACTTGTTCCAAAGCTTCCAGGTCCATTCAGCATCAAGACCTGCATAGGTTGCTACCTCGTCAAAAGAATATACTTCTACTTCTTTACCGACACCCTTGACCATGTGATAACCAAACTCACGCTTCAAGCAGTCATCAAGACCAAGGTTTAATCGGTCTTGTGTGTTAAGAATAAACGCAGCATTAAGGGTACATGCGTATGGTTGCGCTGGGAGCTGACCAAAGTACTTGGTAACGCTCTGTAGATCAAACTTTAAGTTGTGGCCAATCTTAACCTTGTCACTAAAGAACAAAGGTTTTAGTGCCTTAAATACTTCACCTGGATTTAACTGCTCTGGTGCCTCAGTAAAAATCTTTGTGGCTTTACGTTCATCCTTGCTGTAATCAGAAGCACGGATAGGCAAGCCTTTGATAATACGATCTTGGGCAGAGGGTAGCAATGGATATTCTGTACGAACATAATCTCCGTTTGGATGGCCCATAGGAATAACATCCACACGGCCTTCAGTGGCCAGTGCGATCCAAGTGATTATGTTCTGGCGTGGATCTCCCCGATGATCCCCTACAGTTTCCACGTCAAAGACAAAGGC